ACTAACAGCTACAGGATCTATTACTAAGAGCCAAGATGCATTAAACACTGCATTAAATGTAAGTGCTGCTACTGGTCGATCTTTGACAGAGGTAAGCGCAGCATTAACTAGAGGATTCTCAGGCAACACCACAGGTCTTAGCCGTTTAGGTGCTGGCATAAGTAAGGCCACCTTAAAGACTGGTGATATGGATAAGATCCTGGGTGAACTTAATAACAAGTTTGCTGGCCAAGCACAAGCTAGATTGACTACCTATGCTGGCAAAATGGATCTATTAACAGTTGCTACAGAGGATGCTAAAGAAGAAATCGGTAAAGGTTTATTAGATGCTATAAGTTTGCTAGGTAAAGATAGAAGCATAGAAGGCGCTGCTAACCAAATGGATACCTTTGCTAAGTCCATTAGCAACGCAATTTATGGCGTAGGTTTACTAATTAGTAAGTTAGACGGCCTAGCATCTAAGATAACTTCTGGTGGCTTAGGCGATCTGTTAATACGATTACAACCAGGTGGACTAGCCTTGCAAAGGGCTGTGGGATTAGCTGGTGGTGCAAGAAGCGCTACTCAGCCAGACAACAAACAAGGCCGAGCATCGGCTCGTATCTTTGGCCAACAGCTACGCCTAGAAAATAAACTATCAGAGCAGAAGAAAAAAGAATTAGCAATACTAGATGCAAAGAATAAGAAGCAGACCGAGGTAGATAAACTAGCTGAAAAGTTTGATGTTGAGCGCATAAATTTAATGAAGGCATTAAACGAAGCTACCGATGCTGAAACTAAGTTACGCATACAGGCAAAGATAGCCATACTAGACAATAATGAGGCTTTGGCTAAGAAATACAATGCAGAGTTAAATGCTAAGACAGCTGCCGATCTATTAGCCGATAGTGCTAACAATGCTGCTAATGCTTTAAATACTTTGCCTAATAAATACGATCAAATTTTTACCAGTTTAGTTGGCCAATTTAAATCGATGGGGATTGAAGCAGGCGCAGCAGCAGGCTTGGCTGCCTCATCTGCAAGATTACAGGCACAGGCTGATGCATTTTTTGCGCAAGCAGGTCAATATGCCGTGCCAGGTGGTATGCCATCTAGTGCGACTACAGCTGCCGCAGCAGCAGCACCAACAGTAGTACAGACCACTGTAAACACTGGAGCAGTATTAAGTAGCGAGCAAGACTTACAACGTTACATACAAGATGCGGTAGGTAATGTCATCAAACTAGGAGATGGCATAGTACCTCGTGGATCGTTGATTCTTTTCCAATGACAGTTCCAGTAATTAACGCCACAATAAACTTCTCTACTGGGCCAAGCACTGCTCAGGCTATGCAGTTAGATATTGGCGTATTAGGCACAAACGTATTGGCAGATGCCGTAGCAGTTATTGTTGACGTGTCAGATCGTATTAACTTTATTCAAACAGCTGTAGGCCGTAATGCTTTATTTGACCAATTTCAAACAGGCCAATTAACACTACGCATAGTAGATCAGAATGGCGATTTTAACCCGACTAACCCGACTGGGCCTTATTATGGACTGCTAACACCTATGAAGAAGGTCAGCATCGCTGCTACCTATAACAGCGTAACCTATCCTTTATTCTCAGGCTTTATTACAAGCTACGTTAACACCCAGCCTAAAGATGCTACAGAAGTTGCTTACACAACCATACAAGCCGTAGATGCTATGCGCCTGGCTTACAATGCCCAGATCTCAACAGTCACAGGCGCTAGTGCTGGTCAATTATCAGGAACACGTATTAATGAGATATTAGATGAAATTGCCTGGCCAGCATCACAACGCCAAATAGATGCAGGTCAAACTACATTACAGAATGATCCAGGCACGGCACGTACTGCTTTAGGTGCTATGCAGACTGTCGCCCAGTCAGAGTACGGCGCAATCTATGTAGGCTTTGATGGATCCTTTGTATTTAAGGACAGGCTTACGGCTACAGAGACCATAGGCAATACAGCCACAGTCTTTGCAGATGATGGCACAGGTATCCCATACGCTAACGCAGCCTGGAAACTAGATGACACCCTTATATTTAATTCAGCCCAAATCACTAGGACTGGCGGCACCGTGCAATCTGCCAGCAATCAGGCCAGCATAGACAAGTATTTTACTCATTCATATAACCAACAAGACCTGCTAATGCAGACCGATGCCGTAGCCCTAGATTATGCCAGGGCTTATGTGGCTAGCAGGGCTGAGACAACCATCCGATGCGATGCCATCGAGCTAGACCTATACACCCCTAACTACGATGCAGGTGTAGTAGCAGCTCTCAACCTAGATTTCTTTGATCCGATCACAGTAATCACTACCCAGCCTGGTGGATCTAAGCTGGAGAAAACCCTGCAAATCTTTGGCGTATCCAACATCATCACACCTAATAGCTTTAAAGTGGTGTTTACAACGCTAGAACCTGTCATAGATGGGTTTATAATAGGCAACGTAGATTACGGGGTCTTAGATCAAAACGTATTATCTTATTAAGGAGATATAATGCCAACTTTTCCAGGCAATACTGGTGATGTAGTTACTTCTGCTATGTGGAATGGGCTACCAGCCTTTGAAGTACAGACTGCTAAGACAGCAGATTACACAGCTACAAGCGGTGATGAGTACCAGCAGTTAGTGCAGATGAACAAAGCAACAGCGATTAAGTTCAGACTGCCAACCGATGCTACTACTAACTTTCCAGTGGGCACAGTTATTACAGTGTTAAATATAGGCGTAGGATTATTAACTATTGATGCAGTAACTAGCGGCACTACTACAGTATTAAGTGCTGGCGCTGTGGCTGCTGCTCCTACTGTTAGCCAATACAAGACAGCGGTATGTATCAAGACAGCTGCTAATGCGTGGTATGTGGTAGGCGGAATTGCTTAACATAATTGCTGGCACTTTATCAACTGGGGTTGCACCTGTAACAGGTAGTTACGAATCTATTGCAACAGTAACAGTAGGTTCAGGCGGTGCTGCCGATATTGAATTTACTTCCATACCTGGCACTTATACACATTTACAAATTAGGCAAATATCAAGAACTAATCGGGCGGTAGGTTTAACTTATTTAAAAATGCAATTTAATGGTGCGGCAGGAACAGCATATTCTTATCACGCTGTATATGGTACTGGCGCAAGTGCAGGAACAGATTTTACTGCAAATGACGCTCACATTTCATTACTGCGTTCTACTGGAACTTCTGCAACAAGTGGCATATTCGGCGCAATGGTTATAGATATTCTTGATTATGCAGATGTAAATAAATATAAAACCACTAGAACACTTGGCGGTGCAGATTTGAATGGTAGCGGTGAAATAATATTGCAAAGCGGTTTATGGCGTAATAGTAATGCAATTACAAGTATTAAATTTACAGATGCCACAGGTTCTAATTTTGTGCAGTACACAGAATTTGCCCTCTACGGAATTAAGGGAATATAACAATGGCTGCAGGAGCAACATACGAACCGATAGCGACAACTACTTTGGGTAGTGCGCAAGCAACAGTTACATTTTCTACTATTAGCGGAAGTTATACTGATTTAGTTTTGGTATGCAATATCGCTCAGGCAGCAGGTAATAACTCTTTGCGCTTTAGAATAAATAATGATACTGGCAGTAATTATTCTGTTACCCATTTATATGGTAATGGCACCTCTGGGCTATCTAGTCGTGACAGTAACGCCACTTCGGGCACTTGCTATGCGTCAGGATCAACCACGTTTGAAACTAATTACATAATACAATTTATGAACTATTCAAACGCAACTACATTTAAGACTGTATTAAGTAGGGGCAACAGGGCTAGTGCTGAAACCGCAGCAGATGTTAATTTATACCGCAGCACCTCTGCTCTTACCCGAATTGATTTGGCTATGGGTGGTTCATTTCCAACCAATAACTTTGCAACAGGCTCAACTTTCACACTCTACGGAATAGCGGCGGCATAATGGCAAATACATATACTTTAATTGCGAGTAATACAGTTGGGTCAGGTGGTGCGGCAACTATAACTTTCACTTCAATACCTCAAACTTATACAGATTTAAAAATTTTGTTAAGCATTCGTAGCGATACCACAGACCTAGATACTTATTTATCATTTAATGGGTCTACCGCATCATTTACTGGTAAACGCTTGTATGGTTCTGGTTCTGCGGTAGCAAGCGATTCAGTAACTCGCAGTTATGGTTTAATAAATATGTCCTCATTTACTGCTTCAACTTTTGCTAATAATGAAGTGACCATTCCCAATTATACATCTAGTAATTTTAAATCATATTCTGTTGATTCTGTGACCGAGAATAATGCAACTCAAGCGTATGCCATATTTGTTGCTGGATTGTGGTCAAACACAGCAGCGATTACTTCAATAACACTTGGATTAAGTAGTGCAAACTTTGTCCAATATTCAACCGCTTACCTATACGGAATCAAAAACTCATAAAGGAGAAACAATGCCAACTAAACTAATAATCAACTGCGAAACAGGAGAGCAAACTGAGGTGGAATTAACTGCCGAAGAAATCGCTCAGCGTGAGGCGGATGCTGCTAAAGCAGAGGCTGACAAAGTTGCTAAAGATGCTGCCGATGCTGCCAAGGCTGAGGCTAAGGCTGAGTTACTAGACCGTTTAGGTTTAACAGCTGAGGAAGCTGCTCTACTCGTTTCATAATGAAACCAAAGTTATGTGCAGCTGGCGTGCAGTTAAGAGATCAAGTTGATACCTGGTTTCCAGATAGGCGTACTGCCAGTGATGGGTGGGTGGGCGATAGCCGTCACGCCACCAGAAAATCGGATCATTGTCCAGACGAAAATGGATGGGTCAGAGCCATTGATGTTGATTCTCGCCTGGGTACATCCGAGGGGATCAGCGCTTATTTGGCTGACCAGATCAGAGTCGCTGGAAAAACCGATAAACGTATATCTTACGTCATCCATAACGGACACATCGCCAGCAAGATATTAAATTGGAAGTGGCGTAGGTATCGTGGCGTGAATGGTCATTATCGACACATACACATTAGCTTTACAAAAGCAGGCGACAAAGATGGCAAGGCGTTCGATATACCACTACTAGGGGGAAAGATATGAAGATCAGCAAAAAACAAAAGGCGATACTAAAGTCATACGCACGTGGCGTATTGGTATCATTCTTAACATTCTTGGCAAGTAATGAATTAGGTTTAGACCCAGCGCTGTCTGTAGTAATTGCAGCACTCGCAGGGCCAGCAGCTAGGGCTTTAGATAAATCCGATATTGCCTATGGCATCGGTGCTAATGAAAAATGAGTCCTACAGAATGGGCTGGCTTTGGCGCTGGCGTTATGGCCGTGCTATCAGGCGGTCTAATAGGATTACGTTTCTTAGTTAAAGGCTGGCTTAATGAGTTACGCCCGAATGGTGGCTCTAGTATGAAGGATCAATTAACACGGCTAGAGAAGCGTGTCGATGATCTCTTTATGTTAATCAGTAAGTCATAATTTTAATATG